GCTGATGCATTTAAGAAAAACATACAAGAAAGATTTGAGTCATATCTTGACACATTAGGGTTCTTAGCGAGTGCAGTTAAGAAGGTGTTTAGTGGTGACTTTGCAGGAGCGTTAGAAGATGTCAAGAACGCAGGTAAGGAATCGTTAGATGTGATTACAGGTGTTGATGGAGCTTTTGATAAGGCAGTAGCCACTACTAAGAAGATAACTACTGCCGTTGTTGACTACACTACTAAAACGGTCAAGGCAGGAGTAGCAATGACTGAACTAAACAAACAAGCTGAGTTAGCAGATGCCTTGTCTCAAGGTCTTATTGAGAAGTACGACTTACAAGCGGAGAAACTTAGACAAGTGCGAGATGATGAACGCTTGGGTATGGATGAGCGTATCAAGGCAAATGAGGATTTAGCAAAAGTATTAGAGCAACAAGAAGCAGAGATGCTTAAACTTGCTGAGATACGATTAGCTAAAGCAAACCAAGACCTTGCGTTAGCAGAGGACAATGTAGAGTTCCAGAAAGCACAAATAGAAGCCACTAATGAACTTGCAGCGGTACAAGCACAAGTAGCAGGGTTTAGAAGTGAGCAGTTGATGAATGAGATGTCTTTACAACGAGAGTTGTTAGATATTGAGACTTCTCGCAAGGAGAATCAGTTAGAGGTTTACGAGATAGAAGGTCAAGCATTTATAGATGCTCAAACAAATGCAGAAGCTAAGTTAGCTTTTGAGGAGTCTCTTAGTGAGTCTATATATGAGAAGAGATTAAGACAACTAAAAGATCAACAGAAGTTATATAAAACAGATACTCAAGCATTCCGAGATGCTACCAACGAGATTAACATACTCAATGCAGAGCGAACTGCTGAAGAGGCAGAAGAAGCTCGTAAGCGTAAGCAGTTTGAGAGAGATGTACAAGATGCAAAGGTGCAGATGTCTATGGATGCCATAGGTGCTATCAATGGTCTTGTACAAGCCTTTACAGGTGAGAATGAGAAGGCACAAAAGAGAGCCTTTATGATTAACAAGGTTGCAGGGATAGCCAACGCAGTTATAAGTACGGCACAAGGTATTTCTAAAGCATTAGCTGAGACTACTGACCCTACACCTACGCAGTCCTTGAGATTTGGTAACGCTGCTCTTGTAGCAGCCACAGGTGCAGCACAAATAGCCACCATAGCAAGACAACAATTTACACCATCAGGCACTTTAGATGATGACATACCAGATGGTGGAGGTGGTGGAGGTAGTATGCCTCCTCAGTTTAATGTAGTGGGTAGTACAGGAACTAATGCAATACTACAATCACTACAACAGAATCCTGTAAAAGCATATGTAGTAGGTAGCGATGTTACCTCACAACAAGAATTAGATAGAAATAGAATTAAGCAATCAACCTTTTAACAATGCGAATAGTAGAACTATTATTGGATGAAGAAAGCCTACAGGCAGGTATCCAAGCAATCAGCATCGTAGAAGCTCCTGCAATAGAAGAGGACTTCGTTGCACTTAAAGAGCAAGAGCGAGTAGAACTAAAGACAATGGATGAAGACAAGCGTTTGCTCTTGGGAGCAGCACTTGTACCTAACAAACCTATCTATCGTAGGAGTGGTGATGATGAGTATTACATCTACTTCTCACAAGACACGGTAAGAAAGGCAAGTGAGTTGTTCTTCATCAATGGTAACCAGAATAAAGCTACCTTAGAACACCAAATAGACATTACAGGACTTAGTGTTGTAGAGAGTTGGATTATAGAAGGTGAGCAAGACAAGAGTAAGCTATATGGTATGGATTTACCTGTAGGCACTTGGATGGTTAGTATGAAGGTTCATAATGATGAGGTATGGAATGACTATGTCAAGGAGGGCAAGGTCAAAGGCTTTAGCATTGAGGGATACTTTGTAGACAAGGTAGAGGCGAGTAAGCAATCTCCAGAGGAGGAGAAAGCAGAGGAGCAGTTAAATGCGATCAAGGCTATCATCAAGAAAGACTTGAGAACAAAAAAGGGTAAGCGTACTGAACTTGAGACTTACAAGGATTACCCCACTTCGGTACGCAACAATGCTAAGAGGGGTATAGAGTTGAATAAGAAGGTCAACAATAAGTGTGCTACACAGGTTGGTAAGGTTAGAGCGCAACAATTAGCGAAGGGCGAAGCCATAAGTGTAGAGACTATAAAGAGGATGTATAGTTACCTGAGTAGAGCAGAGGAGTATTACGATGAGGGGGATACTACCTCTTGTGGATACATTAGTTATTTGCTTTGGGGAGGTAAGAGTGCTAAGAGATGGGCAGAGAGTAAGTTGAAGTCTCTTGATAAAATCTAACAATAACAAACACTAATAGTTAACATACTATGCAAAGAGTAGAAAAAATCTGGCAGGAGTTATCTGCACAACCTCAAGAAGTTGAATTAGCTAAAGCGGATGACATTTTAAGAGGTGTATCTTCTTTGGCTACATTATTCTTGAACTCAAGAAACCAACTGCAAAATGCAGGTTTTGATGCCTTACAAGACTACGATAAAGTAGAAGCAGGTGTTAAGGAGCAAGAGAGAGCGATTAACGACTTTAAAAGTGCTGCTAAAGAACTTGGTATTGACTTACCTAATGAGGTAAAAACTGCTGAGAAAGACTTACAAGACATTTCAACAGGCTTGGGTAGAGCCAAGAAGTTAGCAACTGAAGCATCAAAAATGTAATATGAAAAGAATATCCCTAAATAAGGTGATGGCTAAATTAGCCGAAGAGCAAACACCAGAGAAGGTGGAGTTAAATATGATTAAGGAGATTGAGTCCGATTCTTCAAAAGCAAACTCTATGTATGAGTCTGCCGTTAAATCAACATTTGCTGCTATCAAAGAAATTAATTCTGCTATTCAAGATATGGAGAGAGTTGTAAAACTTTCACAAGGTGTTTTGTCAAAAGGAGAAGAGGTAGAGAAGTTAGCTGACAATATCGGTGCAGATTTGAAGTCTTCAACTACGAAAGCAATACAAGATGCTTTTAATGTTCAACAAGCGGCAGAACAAAATCTCAAAGACTTGAATAAGGCTAAACAAGCAATACAATAATGAAACAAAGCAAAACTGAAAAGGCGGTATTCGCAAAGCTCTCTACACAGAAGGTGGAGTTGAGTAATGAGTTAAGCACTATGCTTAATGTTATTTCTGCTCAATTAGGAATTGATGATAGAGTGCGAAAAGAATCGCAACAACTTCTTCGTACTTTAGAGACAGATGTACCTAAAGGTAAAGAAAGATATAAGACAAACTTATCAGTAATCAAAGCCTCTAAAGGCAAGATTGATATTGTAGAAGAAGAGTTGGGAAGAGTAGAGCGTATGGCTAAAGAACTTGGAGTAAAGCCAAGTGAAGTTCGCAACTATAACAAGGTGTCTTCGGAGTTAGATGTTTTGAGAAAAAGTTTAGAAGATATAGAAATGAATCTTACAAAGAGGCTTGGTAGAATTTTGAACTAAAGATATAATATGAAATCACAAGAAACATTAAGCAAGATTATGGAACTGCTTAACCTACAAGATGAGGTGAAGTTGGAGTCTATGAAATTGGAGAACGGCACGGTAATAGAAGCCGAAGCATTTGAGCCTAACCAAGAGGTATTCATCGTAACTGAAGATGAGCGTATCGCTCTACCTATCGGTGAGTACGAGATGGAAGATGGTCGTATCCTCGTAGTAGCTGAAGAAGGTGTTATCGCTGAAATCGGTGAGGCTAAAGAAGAAGAAGCACCAGAAGAAGCACCTGCTCAAGAAGAAGAGGCAAGTGAAGAAGTAGAAGCCAACGAAGAAGAGAAAGAAGAAGAGATGGCTTACGCTACTAAGGAAGAACTTACTGCTGCTATGGATGAACTCAAAGGTATGATTGATGAAATCAAGTCTATGATGTCACCTAAAGAAGAGGAGATGAGCGAAGAGGTAGTTGAAGAGCAAGTAGAGATGTCTACTGATGAACCTGCTGCGAAGCCTATCAAGCACAACCCAGATACGAAGACTCCACAGATGCACAAGTTTGCTGAAGGTGGAAGAAAAGACACACTAAGTAGAATCTTTGACAAGTTAGGATAAATGAAGCAGGTACAAAAAGTATGGGCTGAATTATCTACTAAACCTCAAAAGGTTGAGTTGGCGAAAATAGATGATTTGCTCAAAGAGGTAAGAAAGCATATGTCAACAGGTCAAAAGATGCAAAGTGAACTTTCTTCTATGGCATCTGGAATGGCTACTATTTCAAGTAAATGTGAATCAATAGCAAAAGAAGCAACCGACTTATTAAGTAAGGCTAAAGAACTTGGTGTTGAAGATAGAGAGTATTCTTTTGTGGTTCAAGAAGCTCAAGGATATGCTCAAACAATGTCGGAGTTTGCAAAGTTGATTGCAAGAAATATGGGCGCATTATAATTTAATCAACAACTACAATACTAAAATGAAGCAAGTAGAAAAAATTTGGGCAGAGCTTTCTGCAAAAGCACAGGAAGTAGAAACTCCTCAAGAATCTACTGAACTATCCGAAGAGGTTAAGGTTGAGTTGGCAGGTATTATGGATGACCTAAAAGGTCAAATGAAAGAGGCTAATATGGATGCTATTCGTGGCATTGATATGGTACACGATGCTGAAAAACTTTTTGACAAATCAGTTAAAAAACAAAGAGCGTTAGTTTCTCAATTTAACAAGGGATTGCAGTATGCAAAAGAATTAGGTCACGATGGAGCAATTACTGACCTAAACAAAGCTATTGCACAAGCAGAAGAAAATTTAAAGTCAACTTTAGATATGATTGACAAATTGAGTGGATTTTAATCAACCACTACAATACTATAAGGGGAGGGCATTGCTCTCCTTTTTTTTTGTAAAAAACTAACACCTACAACATTAGTTAGTTAACCTTATAAGATTTAGAATAATCAACTTTAAAAAGAAATAGAAAATGGCAACATCAATTACTACAACTTACGCAGGTGAGTTTGCAGGGAAGTACATCTCCGCTGCATTATTGAGTGCTGATACCATTGAAGGTGGTGGTATCACCGTTAAGCCAAATGTGAAGTATAAAGAAGTAATGAAAACTCTTTCTACTAATGCATTGGTAAAAGACGCTGCTTGTGACTTCGCTGACCAAAGCACAGTAACTTTGGCAGAGCGTGTCCTTCAGCCAGAAGAGTTCCAAGTAAACTTGGAGCTTTGTAAGAAAGATTTCCATAGCGATTGGGAAGCAGTACAAATGGGTTACTCTGCTTTTGACACATTGCCTCCATCTTTCTCCGATTTCTTAATCGGTCACATCGCTGCTAAAGTAGCACAGAAAATGGAAGAGAACATTTGGCAAGGTGCTAACGCTACCGCAGGTGAATTTGATGGTTTTACCGTTCTATTAGCTGCTGATAGTGATGTAGTAGATGCTACTACTACTGAGACTGCCATTACTGCATCTAATGTTATCGCTGAGTTGGGTAAAGTAGTTGATGCTATCCCTACTGCCGTTTACGGAAAAGAAGACTTGTACATCTATGTATCACAACACATTGCTCGTTCTTATGTTCGTGCTTTAGGTGGATTCGGTGCTAACGGTCTTGGTGCTAATGGTGTGAACAACGGAGGTACTACTTGGTACAATGGTGGTGACTTAGCGTTTGATGGTGTGAAGTTATTTGTTTGTTCTGGTATGCCAGACAAC